CCCGTTTCCGGCACGCTGTTCAGTAAAACCCGGTCGCTGCAGCCTTATTCCGGCATGACGGGATACAATGGGATCATTGCCCGCCTGCAGCAGGCCATGAGCGATCCCGGCGTCGACGGCATTCTCCTCGATATGGATACGCCTGGCGGGATGGTGTCCGGGGCATTCGACTGCGCCGACATTATTGCGCGGATGCGCGATATCAAGCCCGTCTGGGCGCTGGCAAACGATATGAACTGCAGCGCCGGGCAGCTTATCGCCAGCGCCGCTTCCCGCCGTCTGGTCACCCAGACCGCGCGTACGGGCTCAATCGGCGTGATGATGGCACACAGCAACTACGGGGCTGCCCTGAAAACGCAGGGCGTCGAGGTGACCCTGATTTACAGCGGCGATCACAAGGTTGATGGCAACCCTTACGAAAAACTACCGAAAGACGTTCGCGATGATTTTCAGACGCGGATTGACGCCACCCGCCGGATGTTTGCCGAAAAGGTTGCTGCTTATACCGGCATGTCCGTGCAGGCCGTGCTGGATACCGAAGCGGCTGTATTTTCCGGTCAGGAATCGGTGGATGCCGGTCTGGCTGAAGAGCTGGTCAATAACAC